AGGACAACAATTAACCTTCATAGGATTATCACATAATTCTACTAGCCCATATACAGGCGCAAATGGTGCAGGTGGTAGTTGGTATAATTCAGACGGCAACGGTACAATTGTTATGGATCCAGGTATCTACAACTGCTAAAAGAAGTAATACCAAACAACAAACAAAAATAAATTTGAGTCTAGCATGAATCTAGTATATAATTACTAGATGCTAGACTCTATTGCCAACTCTGTCCTACAACTATTGCCTGCTCGTCGGCGAGCCGGGCAAAACGGCTGGACCAGTTTTAACGCACCCTGTTGTGTACATAATGGGGAAACTGCTGACACAAGAGGACGAGGCGGGATAAAGACAACAAATGGACAAATTTCCTATCATTGTTTTAATTGCGGTTACACTAGTAGCTTTGTTCCGGGCCGGCATCTAACATTCAAATTCCGTAAACTATTATCTTGGTTAGGTGCAGATGATTTAACTGTACGTCGATTAGTAATTGATGCAGTACGTTTAAAGGATCTTGTTGCTCCCGAAGAGATAGCCGAGCCTGAATCGGAGATTACATTTGAAGCAAGAACATTACCCCAAGAAGCAAGAAACATCATTGATCTAGCTTCGTTCTATGCTGTAGGTGACTATAACAATGTACCAGCAGCATTACTAGCAGCGATAGAATATGTGCATCGTAGAGCAATAGATATCAATCAATACAAATTCTATTGGACGCCCGAAGAAGCGTACAACCTACATCGTAGAATTGTTATCCCGTTTTACTACCAAGGTCAGGTTGTTGGATATACCGCAAGAGCAATAGTGGACGGTGTCAAACCCAAGTACTACAGTAATCACCCGGCAGACTTTGTGTTTAACTTGGACACGCAGCGATCGTATTGGCAGTTTGTCGTTGTGTGTGAAGGACCATTTGATGCAATGAGCATAGATGGTGTAGCATTAAACGGCAGTGAAATATCGGACCAACAAGCAGAACTCGTTGATAGATTACAGCGTGAAGTCATAGTTGTGCCTGACAGTGATAGGGCAGGACGCAAACTAATTGATCGTGCCATAGAGCTAGGATGGACTGTGAGTTTTCCTGTATGGTTAGAAACCTGTAAAGACATCAACGAAGCAGTAGTTAAATACGGTAAGTTATTTGTACTAAAGACCATACTTGATGCTAGAGAAACCGGTAGGTTAAAGATTGAGTTAAAGAAGAAACGATTGTATGCTTGATATATTGATTGTTAATGTTCCAGGAACAATAAGTTTGATGCCTCCTGCTGCTCCTGCAGTACTGAAAGCATCAGTGATACAAGCTGGATTTACGTGTAAAACAATAGATTTTAATGCAAGATTTTATGCTGAAAAAAATATTGATATTCAAAATTTAGAAACTTATTTTGCTACCGGAATGAATGAAGAATATTATCCTACTGCAGATCAGTTAGTCAAACGTTGGGTTATGGAGATTATTTCATATAATCCAGAGTTTGTTGGAATAAGTGTATTCACATATCAGAATCAAAATGCTACAAGACTTTTTTGTAAACATCTTAAAGAAAACTCAAGTATAAAAATAATATTAGGCGGCTTAGGTCTAATAGATGGTGGTATATTAGGGGCACAAAGTTTTGCTAAAGATATGTTAAATCACAATGTGGCAGACTTTTATATTAAAAGCGAAGGCGAAGTTTCGCTAATAGAACTCCTAAAAGGAAATCTTTCTTATAGCGGAATTAACAGTGATACTTTTACTCAAATTGAAGATTTAGATCAACTTCCAATACCTGATTACAGTGATTATGAATTTGATCTATACGACACAAAATTATTTCCAATTACAGCCAGCAGAGGATGTGTGCGATCTTGTAGTTTTTGTGATATACACGAGCACTGGAAATATAGATATAGGTCCGGAGAATCTGTAGCCAAGGAAATAATCACGTTATCTACACAACACGGAATTGATACTTTTGCATTTACGGATAGTTTAGTTAACGGAAGCCTTAAAGAATTTAAAAACTTTTGTTCTATCATTGCAGACGAAAATAAAAAAGGAAAGAATATAAGTTGGGCAGGGCAATATATTGTACGATCTGCAACACAATTAACAGAGGAATATTGGAAAAATTTAGCAGATTCCGGTGCAACCAAATTGGCGATTGGTGTAGAAACCGGAAGTGATTCAGTCAGGGAGCATATGAATAAAAAGTTCACAAATGCGGATCTTGACTATACCATGGAAATGCTCGACAAGTATAATATTACTTGTATTTTTTTAATGGTATTTGGATACCCAACAGAGACAGAACAAGATTTTCAAGATACTCTGAATATGTTTAAGCGATATGCTTCCTTGGCTAATAGAATTATTAAAAATATAAATTTTGGTCCTACGTTAGGAATACTGCCCGGTACTCCTTTATATAATAATGCACATGAATACAATCTTGAATTAGACACACACGAAAATAATTGGATAAACTTAAATAATCCTGCTCTAAATCTCAAAGAAAGATTATATAGAAGAAACTATGCAAGAGAGTATGCATTGTCGTTAGGGTATCAACTTGAACAAGATAGCAGTGAACATATGTTAAAAATATTAGAAAATAATATTTCAAATTTTGAAACACGAAATAAAATCAAAAGGATGATTCGTATCAAACAAGAAAATAGGACATCATGAAAGATTACAACGCCGACATACAAAAACTATTTTTGGAAATGATGCTGCAAGACGCAGAAACTTATGTGCGTGTGCAGAACATTTATAATCCCGAGAACTTTGATCGCAGTTTACGCACTACAGCTGAGTTTATTAAGAAGCACAGCGATGATCATAAAACCCTGCCCACTAGAGATCAAATTCGAGCAACCACGGGTGTAGAACTAAGACCGGTGCCGGACATGATTGAAGGACACTACAACTGGTTCCTGGAAGAGTTTGAAGGATTTAGTAGGCGCAATGAACTTGAACGTGCTATCCTTAAAGCAGCAGACTTATTAGAAAAAGGTGAGTACGATCCTGTAGAGAAACTGATCAAGGACGCAGTACAAATTAGTTTGACCAAAGACATGGGCACAGATTACTTTGAAGATCCTCGTGCTCGTTTATTAGCAATCAAGAGCAACAACGGACAAGTGAGTACAGGCTGGCCTACCATGGATGCAAGATTGTTTGGCGGCATGAATAGAGGTGAACTAAACATTTTTGCTGGTGGATCCGGTTCAGGTAAAAGTTTGTTTATGCAGAACATTGCTATTAACTGGATGACTGCAGGACTTAATGGTGTGTTCCTAACACTAGAACTCAGTGAAGGCCTTACTGCCATGCGTATGGATGCCATGGTAGCAAACTGTAGCACCAAGGAGATCTTTAAGGATCTAGACACACTGGAAATGAAGATTCGCATGGTAGGTAAAAAGTCTGGCAAGTTGCGTATCAAGTACATGCCAGCACAGAGCAATGTGAATCAGATACGGGCATACTTGAAAGAATTACAAATACAAACAGGTATGCAAACAGACTTTATCATGGTTGACTACCTGGACTTGGTAATGCCGGTCAGTGCCAAGGTCAGTCCCAGTGACTTGTTTGTTAAAGACAAGTACGTGAGTGAAGAACTACGCAACCTAGCCAAAGAATTTAATATATTAATGATTACTGCATCGCAGTTGAATCGTAGTGCTGTAGAAGAGATTGAATTTGACCATAGTCATATTAGTGGTGGTATAAGTAAAATTAACACAGCAGATAATGTGTTTGGTATCTTTACAAGTCGTGCAATGAAAGAGCGCGGTCGTTATCAAATACAATTAATGAAAACACGTTCAAGTAGTGGTGTGGGCACTAAAGTAGACTTAGAGTTTAATATAGAAAGTTTACGCATTACAGATCCGGGTGAAGATGCACAGTCAGAGAATGGTGGCTTTGGACACCAGACCGGTCGAGGCATAATGGATCAAATCAAGAGCTCTAGTACAGTTACTCCAATGATTGCAGCTAAACCTCGAGAGGGGTTTAACATTGAAAACAAAGTACAAGCAAATGTAGACAGTAATAAATTAAAACAAATGCTGGCCAGCTTAAAGACCAAAACAGAATGACCGACGATATATACTGTCCAATGATACATGGTGGGTTAAACATCAATTACATCCATAATAAAGGAGTATTGGGGTTTAATCACTGTTGTTTAAGTACTGCGCCTTTGGTATCAATTGAGGAGGAGAATATTTGGTCTAACAAAACATTTATACCTCTGCGTCAAGCAAATAAGGACAATGTTTGGGATGATGGTTGTTGGGAATGCCGCCAATTGGAAGCATCGGGGTCTAGTAGTTTTAGATTGGGCATGCTTGACAAGTTTGGAAAAAAAGAATCCCTAACTGGCCCTCAGAGAATTGATTTATTATTTGATCGTAGTTGCAATTTAGCTTGTCGCATCTGCGGTCCTTATAGTAGTACATTATGGCAACAACAATTACAACAAAATAATTTGCCTACTATAGAAATAAACACCAACTCTGATGCAAACAATGTCATTGACAAGTTAAAAACATTGGACTTATCCAATGTAGAAATGATACAATTTTGCGGAGGCGAAACCCTATTAGGAAACACATACTGGAAAACAGCCGAAGCTATAGCCAAACTGATTCCAGATGCTCACAAAAAAATAACTCTTGGTTTTCAAACCAATGGTACTCAATCAGTGGATCCAAAATATTATGAATTAATTGAAAAATTTCATTTAGTAAAATTCATAATTAGTATTGATGGAATTGGTGAAAGATTCAATTATCTCAGATGGCCCGGCGATTGGAATCAAGTATCGGATAATATTTTACAACTTAAAGAGAATTTACCAGTTAATGTAATGTTTATTATTCAAGAAACATTATGCAATTTTAACTTGCTTTATACAGATGAAGTTTTACAATGGGTACAGTCTAATTTTAGTACCAATAGATTAGGAGATATAACCAATCATTCTAGACAACTAGCTATTCACGATTTTCTTAGCATCGATACAATAACAGAAGAATATGTAGCTGCGCTGGCCAATAAAGAAACTCTCAGAATGTTGCCTCCGGACTGGAGAGAAAATCCGGAAAAAATTAAAACTATGCTACGGGAAACTGCAATACATGATAAAATTAGAAATCAAGATTGGCGCAGAGTATTCCCCGAAGTTGCGGAATATTATTCCAGATATCTTTAATAAATACCTAATATTGGAGTAAATCTTGCAAAAGCGTACTCGTAGTATCTTAGATGAGCTAGCACACATGCCTGTCACTAAAGACAGGGAGAATCTTGTGGAAAGCCGCGCTGGGCACGTTATCTCAGGTGCTATTAATTTGATTAATTATATCAAGGAAAACTACAATCCCGAGCAAGCAGCCGAGCTAGAGCGTAGACTATTGAATAGTATCAGAGCACAGGATCCTACAAAATTTAATCGAGGTGTAAGGAGATTCAAAGATGGTAGTTAATGAGGGCGGGAACGTATTTAAAGGACCCAACAAGGAACCACTAACACAGCGTATTAATCGTGAAGATGTGCCTGCTACTATTAAGTGGCTTGAGAGTACAACGGGACTAGCTTTTCCTGAGTCGTCATGGTTGGGTACCACAGGACGTAAATCAAGTTCCGGAGACCTGGATTTATCAGTAGATGAATCTAAATTAGATAAAGATACATTAGTTCAAACTTTGTTAGCTAATGGTGTAGATAAGAATAGCATTAAGAAGTCTGGTGATAGTGTACACGTTAAAACTCCCATTGCTGGCGATCCCAGTAACGGCTTTGTACAAGCTGACTTAATGTTTGGTGAACCAGACTGGCAATCGTTTAGTATGAGTGGTGCTGCCGAAGGAAGCAAGTTAACTGGTATGAGTCGACATGTTATATTGGCCAGTATTGTGACAGCATTGCACCCAGGACTCAAGTGGAGTTATAAAAACGGTCTAGTAGATCGTGTAACAAACACTACAATAGAAAATGGCAAGAGTCCTGCCACACTAAGCAAGGTGACTGGCATACCAGTTGCCAAGTTAAATTCCCCAGATGATATCGTTGATGCCGTTAGTAAACGACCTGACTACAATCAATTGATAGCTGCAGCAAGAGAAACACTGGCACACAGTGATATACAATTACCTGAAGCGGCACCTACCCCGGGCACAGCGGCCTGGTTCAGAACATATAGCGATAAGTTTCAATGATATTAGATTTTATCAACATGCTCACCGAGGCAGCAGATCCTCGTACACCGCACCCCGAAGATGCTATCTTTCAAGGTAGTGCCGCAGCAGCACAGCAAGTAGCTGGACTTAAATCTGTTATTGCAAATCCCACTAATTTAACAATTAAGTGGGACGGTAAGCCAGCATTAATATTTGGCCGCGATAAAGATGGCCAATTGGCAGTAATGGACAAGTATATGTGGGATGCTGGTGCATTGGCTAAGAGCGTAGAAGATTGGAAGACATATGATGCTAACAAAGCGTCGGGTAATCTACGTGGTAGCTTATACGATTTATTAGAAGTAATTTGGCCAGGGTTAAATGCAGCAGTACAAGGTCCTGGATTTTATTGGGGTGATTTATTGTATGCTGGTCAACTACAATCAGTACAAGGTAAGTTTGTGTTTCGTCCAAACTTAGTAGAATATCGTATCCCACTTGGTAGTCCATTGGGCAAACAAATAGCCGGTACATCGGGTGGAGTTGTAGTACATCAATACTACTCTGAGAGAGGTGCAACACCTGTGCAATGGAACGGCAAAGGATTAGCCGCAGTGCCTGGTGGCGTGGCAATTATAAGTCCAACTGCAGGAAATAGATTTGTATTAAAAACTCCAGTACAACAAGAACGGGCTGCAGATGCTGCACTACAGAAGTATGGGGCTGCAGTTGATCAATTGCTAAGTACCGTTCCGCAGAGTGCTAGGGATAGAATTAAAACATACTTTAATAAATTTATTACAGGCCAGACCAGGGAAGCATTGCACGATTGGCTAGCCGCTAATGTAAGTGGAAAACAATATCAAGCTCTGGCCGGTGACGATCACAGTGGCAGTTTATTTGCACAAGATCCCAATGGACAAATTGTAGAAAGCCCAGGCTATGTGGGCCTAAAAGCAATATGGAACAGTATCTATGCATTTAAACAAAATCTAGCTAAACAACTGGCACCGCAAGTGCAAGGGCTAGAAGAGTACGTAAATGGACAGCCAGCCGGTGAAGGATTTGTGTTTCCTACCCCACAAGGACTAGTGAAAATTGTAGATCGAGAAGTATTTTCTGCAGCCAATTTTGCGAAAAATGACTAACTGGTATAAATATTAGCATGCGGAAACGCAAATAATTTAGGAGAAATAAAATGGCAATCGGAGTAACTAAAGTACACGGCAGTTCAGCTGGTGTAAACAACGTAGGCACAGGTCAGTTCTACGCAAATGCAAAAATCATCAACACAGGTATCGCAAGCCCAATCGCAGCATACAAACTAACTACTTTTGGTGTTACTGCTAACTTAGCAGCAGAACTACAAGAGCCAGGTGCTGTTAGAGTTGGCGCAGTTGAGACACTATTAAAAGCTATCAGCTCAAACGCATCAGTTCTAGCATATCAAGTTGATAGTACAGGTTCAACAGCACAATTGAGCGTTATCGTTGAGCGTAGTGGATGGGATAGCGACGCTTCAATGCAAAGCGTTATTCAAGCATTAGGTAGCAATATTGGTGCGTATAGCACAGTTAACTGTTCAAGTGCAGCAGTAACTAGTACCGGCGGTATCAAACTAGCCTAATTGCTCATAGCAATATAAGAAAGCAGACTTCGGTCTGCTTTTTTTATGACTTGGATAAATATTAACATGCGGTAACGCAAACATTTAAGGAGAAATAAAATGGCAATCGGAGTAACTCGCAGCGCAGGATATGCGTACACAGGTGCAGTTGGCACACTAAATGGTACTAGCGGTGCACAAGTTGGTGCTAGCTTAAAGTTCTATAAAGTACAAGTACAAGACGTTAGTAATAGCAATATTAATTTACAAGCTGAAGATGATGCAGTTAATGAACTATTTGAAATCATTATGCTTCAATTCCCACAGGGAGTATTAGCATATTCTGCAGTAGCAGCCAGCACTGGTTTAGTATACGTAATTACTGATGGTGTTAATGCACCAGCAGCAAGCGTTATCCAAACAGCAATCCGTGCTCTAGGTACAAGCGTTGGTGCCAATGGTGTTGATATTACTGGTACAGACGTAACTGACGGTACAAGCTTCACAGTAGCTTAATTTTAACTCAAGTTAAAAGTAGAAAAGCAGACTTTAGTCTGCTTTTTTATTGGCTATAAATATCTATATGAAATTCTTTACTGGAGTTACATTAGTTGATATTACTGCTACAGGAGTTGTTAGGCATACTGCCGAAACAGAACTTGAGCGTAACCAACAACGCAACTGGGAAACAGTATTGCAAGTAATTGGACTTAGGGCACAACCACAGTTGATCGAAGGTCCTATAGTTAAAGAGTTTGAACTGGATCAATATAGCGGGTTTGGTGAGATGTATTATGGAAAGCATAAAGTCTGGATATTCTGTTTTGGAGTCGAATACGAAGATGTATTTTTGTACAATAATGATCCAGTTGGTGGGCTAGACAAAGACTTTGCACAAGTTCCTGTTATTTGCGGACTTGAAGAAACAGCACGATTCATGCTACCAATTTTTTATCCTTACGGCGCAATTAAAAACATATACTTTAAAACTGGTAGAATTCACTTAAATACTATTTGATTCATTGGCACTTTTAGGCAACTCTTATGGCACATTTTATAGGCAACAACACAGAACCCTCTTTCTTTAACGAAACGGAAACAAAATGGCAGAGAGCGAAAGAACCAGCCTCGGGGCGCACGTGGACTTATGTGCTGAAAGATACCGAAGCTTGGAAGATAAATTAGATAAACTAGAAAATCGTATGAGTACGATGGAAGAACATATCATCGTGATACGAACGAAACTTTCAGAGTCAGCAGCTGATGTGTCAAACAAAAGCAGCACTCAGTTGATTTCTATAGGCACAGTGTTTGGGGCAGCATTACTGACAGGATTAATTACAGTATTCATTCAATTTATATTAAAATAATAATGAAGATTGTAGAACTCTTAAATAAAGTACACGTACCATTAACAAACGAAGAAGCAGACGTATTGGGACAATTTTATGATCGTGCAACTATTGCAAAAGAAGAATTTGATCATAGACAAACGGTAGTTGCAAACCACCTAGTTAATAAAGACGTACTGCTGAGAAGAAATGAAGAAGGCAAAATCTACTACAAAAAGAAAATCTGAACTTGAGCTAGCTCAACGTACATTCGCTGACTTTGGCACCAAATACATAAAAAACTGGACAGAACAAGAACTCAAACAATTTAGAACGCAGCCCGTGGTTATCCCTGTTGGGGATCACGGGTTTTTTGTTGGGCCCTTTAATATTACTGGAATACACGCCGCTTGTTGGAACGTAACAAAATTAGATGGGCGACACGTACACAATTTTACATCAAAATCAAGTTCTATCATTTATTGTATCAGTGAGATACGGCAAAAATACGAAGCAGCTCAAACTCTATTAGACTTAGATACTAAGCTAGGCAGATTAGACTCAGATATCATGTACTATGAATATACGCTATCAAAAACCCAAGATTTAGTTAAATCTGCAGCGGTGTTAAATAGATGTATAGATGCTAAAATACAGCGCCGACATCTTTTAAATATTTTGAAAAAAACTTTAAATTCGGCTAAATACTTAAACTTTGGGAAACAACCACTATGAGATTAACAGAAATGGGCGTAAAGCCTTCCGCTAAAAAAATTAATAAAGTAATGGAAAGCCGCTTTGGGATCAAGATTGATTATACCAACTTAGACTTTTCAAAAGCCTATAAATTAGCCCGCGGATTAACAGAAAGTCTGAATCAGATTAAAGGCAGTCATGGCGCACACGTGGCAGAAAAGAATCCAAAATACATGGAACTGTTAATGGTGCGCGAAGGACTACATCGCTGGATGGTAGAGAATAAGCAACAGCTTATTATGGAAAGCGAAATGGGCAAGAGCCAAGCTATCCTTGCTGCCAAGGACATGGTTGACAGTATTCAGGACATGCTAGAAGATGTAAGCAAAATGCAAAACGAGCAGATGCCTGCACTACTAGACACTATCCGTGACCAAATTGGCATGGAACAAGCCGATGCATTTAAAGCCAGTGTTGGATCATTACTAGCTAACATGGTTGAACAATTAGGTTCAGCCCGTGAAAGTGCAGACCAAGCAGCCCGTGCATTAGCCGGAGAACAAGTTGCTCAGCCAATGGCCATGGGTGGTGCGAGAGGTGGCATGCCAGCTCCAGGAGGTATGGGTGGTGCCGATATGGGCGGCGATATGGGATTGGCTGCTGATATGGGTAACGATCTTGACTCTGACGAATTCTCTGCAACAGATGCAGCTGCCGGTGGTGTAGAAGCATTGGGTAGAGAGAAACGTTAATGCGGATACGTGATATCATCGTCGAAGATCATATTGACGATATGCTAGAAGATGAAGCTGACGGACGTGGTGATGCTAACCTAATCACCACGTTGGAGTTTTTACGCAATCGTGCTCATGACACACACGTACAACCTCGTGTACGTGCCGATAGTTTAATCAACCTAGTACAAAAAACTGGTGAACAACAATTCACATTAGAAAATCTGCTTGACGCATACAGCGACAACGAAAATATCAAAGCATTGGTCAAAGACATTAAAGATGACTCTACTGGAGTCAAGTATGTGTATCTCCAGCCATTTGCTGATGATTCAGAAGTAGCAGCCGTGGGGGATGAAAATGCTCCACGTACTGCACCAGAAAAAACTGTAGACGCAATGGCTAAGTCGGCTCTTGCAAATCGCAGTTAAATAATTTATAATAATCCTTTAGGAGTACTGTTATGGCTTACTCAAGTGAAGTCTTAGATCATTACGAAAATCCCCGCAATGTTGGCAAACTAGATAAAAATGATTCCAGTGTTGGTACAGGGCTAGTCGGAGCACCAGCCTGCGGAGACGTACTGCAACTCCAAATTAAAGTAGAAGACAATGTCATTACAGATGCAAAATTCAAAACTTATGGATGCGGCTCAGCCATTGCGTCAAGTTCGCTCATCACGACGTGGCTCAAGGGCAAAACGCTGGGTGAAGCTGCCTGCATCAAAAATACTGAAATCGCGGAGTCTCTTGCGTTACCTCCAGTCAAGATACATTGTAGTATACTGGCCGAGGACGCTATTAAAAGCGCGATAGCAGACTACAAGGCCAAACATGATACAGTTAACTGAAATAGCAGCAACAAAAGTTTTAAAGCATATTGAGAAACGTGGCAAGGGAATTGGTATCACAGTTGGTGTTAGAACCACTGGCTGCTCTGGACTTGCTTATAAATTAGAATATATTGACACTCCGTTTGCTACTCGTGATTGGATGACTTACGAAAGTAATGGAGTAACAGTATGGGTTAATGGTAAAGACTTGCCCTATGTTAGTGGATTAGTTATGGATTATAAACGACAAGGACTCAATGAAGGCTTTGAGTTCATCAACCCAAACGAAACAGCCCGATGCGGTTGTGGAGAAAGTTTCAAAGTATAAATGATTATAGAAAAATTTAATTATACCCCCTTAGCTAGAGAAAGCGTAGAGGGCAAACGCCATTACGCCTTACCAGATGGTAGTCGTGTGCCTAGTGTTACTACAATATTAGAAAAAACTAAACCACAAGAAGCTCAACAAGCATTACAAGAATGGCGCAATCGTGTTGGCCATGACCGTGCTCAACAGATTACTACCGAAGCAGCCAATCGCGGCACACGTATGCATACCTATCTTGAACGTTATGTCAAGAATGGTGATATAGGCGATTTCCCTACGAATCCGTTTGCACAACCGTCGTGGTTTATGGCAGCACAGGTTATACTTGAAGGTCTAGGCCACGTTGATGAATACTGGGGATGCGAAGTTCCGTTATATTATAGCGGACTATATGCAGGAACCACTGACTGTGTTGGAGTTTGGAAAGGACAATCTGCTATTTTGGACTTCAAACAAACCAACAAGCCAAAAAAGCGTGAATGGGTCAACGACTACTTCCTACAACTAGCCGCTTATGCAGCAGCTCATAACGAGACACATGGCACCAACATAAATACCGGCGTTATTTTAATGTGTGCTCGACCCACAGACGAAAACGAAACACCAAAGTATCAAGAGTTTGTGCTAGAACCCAAGGACTTTGCATACTGGAGTGACCAGTGGATGCGCCGTGTTGAACTTTACTATCTAACAGCATAATGGAACGAATCAATTTTAAACATTTAGATATACCAATTATACGATCATGTAATCTTGATTGTTTTGGTTGTCTCACACACAGTAATCATAAAAAAATAAAAGGTCTAGTAGATTTAGATGAGAGTATTCAATGGATGGAATTTTGGGCTGAAAAACTAGATCCAAATTCAATTACAATATTTGGCGGTGAACCGTTGTTGCACCCAGACTTTGTAAATTGGGCAAAAGAAGTCCGACGCATTTGGGGGCCAAGACCGCAAATTAAAGTTAACACCAATGGATATTATCTAGACCGGTTAATTGATAACTTAGAGGAACTGTTTAATCCTGACGTAGATTTAAGCGTAGTTATTAGTATACAAACTGCCGCAGAACCATATCTTTCCACGGTTAAAGAAAAGTCAGTTATTCTCAAAGATCGGATATTTGATTACAGAAAAACGTTACCGGGGTGGGAAAATTCACAGTGGGTACTATGGGATGATACTTGGGAAAAGTTTTGGTATAATTTAGAATGGGCTCCAGGACGGGCCGGTAACCTAAATTACGTTATATGTGAAATGCATAAACTGGCATGGTGTACACATTATACCGGATACGGGGAAACAATGATGCCTGTGTATGATTATAATGATACACACTACGAAGAAAATCATAAACATTGTCAAGCTAGATATTTTGTTACACTATACAAAGGAGATATTTACAAATGCCCGCCTGTTGGGGTGCTGGAACATTCGTTAACTACTTTTAATATCAATGATAAACCCGCTTGGCAACCGTATGTCAATGACTATAAGAAACTATCTGCTTATTCGTCAGATGATGATATAGAACAATGGTTTGCAGCCCAAGATACTCCCGAAAAAGTATGTAACATGTGCGGATTTTCGGGTCCAAACGCAGTAGGGCAGAATCTTGAACGTAGCCATTACCTGAAGCAGAACTGGAAAGTAAAAACCAGCTAAATATAAGAATACTATATCAGAGGTTTTTCAGATGGCAATTACACAAATAAGCAGGATACAACACCGTAGAGGATTGCAGCAAGATTTGCCGCAGTTGGCCTCAGCTGAACTAGGATGGAGTTTAGACCAACGTAGATTATTCATTGGTAACGGTACACTAGAAGAAGGTGCTCCTACAACTGGAGTAACAGAAATCTTAACCGAATACACTGATGTAAATAATCTGTTTTCTACACTAAATGCATATTCTTTTTACGGAAACATAGCAGGATATACTGCTGTAACTGGACCTAGTGCATTGTCCCCGGTAGGAAGAAGTTATCATGATAAATTTGATGACTTTGTGAGTATACGTGATTTTGGTGCAACAGGTGATGGTTTAACTGATGACACTGCATCAATAAATCGAGCTCTACAGCAAATTTATAAAACCGGTTACAACGAAACTGAACCTTTAGCACGTCGTAAAATATACTTTCCGGGTGGTACGTATGTTATAAGTGACACCTTACTCATTCCTCCTTATGCAAAATTGATAGGAGATGGAATTTCTAGTACTGTTATAAAACAGACCCAAGGTAATAAATTCTTAGCAAATACCTCAGATAGCCAATTCCAATCTGGTATCAATTTGGGCACAAGCGGAGCTGTCTTACCAAATGATATAGAGATAGACGGTATAAGATTTTTTAATAGTAATACAAGTTTAGTTAAATCAATCTTTCTGATTAATAGTGCCAGTAATATTAGTATAAAAAATTCGTCATTTGTAGGAAATACACAAAGCGGAAGTACTCCTGTTCCTGGTTATTACCCTAATCTTGTAACTATATCTAGTACAGTCAAATCAACATCGTTAGTTACTTTTGAAAATTGTAAATTTCTACGTGCAGGATGGGCTATATCCTTTGATAACAAAACAGTGACCAGTGTAAGAGTGAATAATAGCAATTTTGATCAAATTGCCAATGCAGCAGTTGATCTTGGTGGTAGTCAACATTTTATTAGCATGGGAAATTACTATGGTAGTGTAACTTCAATTATACAGGGCACAGGAGCCACAAATGATTATTATCAAATTGGAGATTACTGGGCCAATGATGATGGAACACATAGCGGTATCCGACTTGGTAATCTCCAATTATCTACGGCAAAATATTTTGCCATTTCAACTACACCCACGGTAATTCCTTTGCTGGCAAATATTGGCGCCACAATTGAATATCAAATATCAAATAGTTCAGCAGTAAGATTTGGCTCATTTAGACTAACAAATTATAATAAACAACAAACTATATTCAATGATGAATATGTAGAAACAGCAATCATTAATGCTAATTTATATGCTAATTCAACCAGCATAGTTGCAACAATGGGTTCCGGCACAGCAAATTTTGCATACCACTTTAGAACTTTTAACTAATGTTTAGACTAAACTCCAGCGAGAGATTCTCTCGCTGGAAATCCTTTAGGCAAGAACTGGCCTCTCAATCTCTAGAGGAAGCACTAGATCAGGTCCTGAATTTTTGGCATTCGTGTCCGTTTATACCATTTTATCTCAGTCATGAAAATCCTGCAACCTGGCCAGATCCTTGGCAATTGATCGAAGAAAATTACTATTGTGATCTTGCAAAAGTATTAGGAATAGTATATACTTTACACTTGTCAATTCACGGAAATAAATTAGAACCAGAAATACGAGCATATTACGACTCAGATACCAGGCACACCTACCATATAGCTTACTTGTGTCAAGGAAAATATGTTCTTAATTTGATTGAAGGCGAGATTGTAAATAAAGAACACATTAATCAAAAATTAAAATTAAAATACTGCTACACAGCGGCGGATTTAAAATTAGAACAATACTAGAGGCGTCAATGACACAAATTCAAGTTACAAAACGAAATGGCAGTAAAGAATATTTAGACATAGAAAAAATGCACCGAGTGGTTATGTGGGCCACCGAAGGGATAACTGGGGTAAGTGCTAGCGAAGTGGAAATAAAAAGTCACATACAATTTTATAACGGTATTCGAACGGCTGATATTCAAGAAACATTAATTAAGAGTGCAGCTGACCTTATCAGTGAAGAAACACCTAACTACCAATACGTAGCTGGAAGATTGATTAACTATCATTTGCGTAAGCAGGTATACGGCAACTATACCCCTTGCTCGTTGATAGAGCTAGTCAAAAAGAACGTGGAGTCTGGATTCTACGATCAAGGCCTTCTCGCCGCCTACACTGAAGAAGAATGGGCAACTTTAAACAGTTACATCAAACACGAGCGTGACGAAAACTTTACCTATGTGGCCATGGAGCAATGGCGCGGCAAGTATCTGGTACAGAACCGTGTTACCAATGAAATATTTGAAACACCACAAGTGGCATATTTATTAATTGCAGCAACACTATTTCAAACATATCCACAAGAAACTCGCTTACAGTGGGTAAAGGACTATTATGATTCTATCAGTCTTCACGACATTTCTCTGCCTACTCCTGTCATGGCTGGTGTACGAACTCCACAAAAGCAGTTCTCAAGCTGCGTACTCATTGAAGCTGACGATAGCCTGGATAGTATCAATGCTACTACTAGCAGTGTTGTTAAGTACGTCTCCCAAAAAGCCGGCATCGGTATCGGGGCGGGTAGAATACGAGCCCTTGGAAGCCCCATACGCAATGGTGATGCTTACCATACCGGAGTTATACCATTTTACAAGTTGTTCCAAAGTGCCACAAGAAGTTGTAGTCAAGGCGGAGTCCGGAACGGTGCTGCTACGTTGTATTACCCCGTCTGGCACCTCGAGATTGAGGACTTGATTGTATTAAAGAACAACAAAGGCACAGAAGATAATCGTGTGCGTCAAATGGATTATGGCGTACAGTTTAACAAGTTGATGTATGAAAGACTAATCACAGGTGGCGATATCACTTGTTTTAGCCCACACGATGTACCTGACATGTTTGAAGCATTTTTCAATGACCAAGAGCGTTTCAAAGAGTTATATGAACGAGCAGAACGTAACACCAAGTTAAGAAAGAAAACTTTTAAAGCAGCAGATTTGTTTAGTAGGTTCATGCAGGAACGCAAGGATACCGGAAGAATATATTTGCAGAACGTAGATCATGCCAACACCCACAGTCCGTTTGATGAGATGGTGGCCCCGGTTAAGATGAGTAATCTTTGCGCTGAAATAGATTTGCCGACTGTGCCGTTACGAGATGTCAACGACGAGGATGGTAGGATCGCCCTGTGTACTTTATCAGCGATCAATTGGGGCAATGTAAAAAGCCCACATGACTTCGAAAAGATGTGTAAGTTGGCAGTACGAGGACTGGATGCGTTACTAAGTTATCAAAACTATCCAATCCTGGCTGCTCGGCTAGCTACCGAGGAGTTTAGACCACTGGGCATAGGTATTATTAATTTTGCCTATTTCCTAGCTAAAAATGATGTCGGTTACAGTGATCCAGAAGCACTAACATTAGTAGATGAGTATGCAGAAGCCTGGAGTTATTACTTGATCAAGGCTTCTGCAGACCTCGCGGAAGAACAAGGTGCATGTACCAGATGGAACGATTTGAAATCAGCACGAGGCGTATTGCCCATAGACACACGTAAGGCTGATGTGGATGAATTAGTGGCATATCAAGAACGTATGCCTTGGGCGAGTTTGCGTGAACAGGTACAACGGACTGGTCAGCGCAATGCAACATTGATGGCCTTGATGCCTGCAGAAACAAGCGCACAAATAAGTAATGCCACTAATGGTATAGAGCCACCGCGAAGCTATGTTAGTATTAAAGGTTCAAAACATGGCCAATTAAAGCAAGTTGTGCCTGAATATCGTCGGTTAAAGAACCGATATGAACTACTTTGGGACCAAAAAAACCCCGAAGGTTATTTGAAGCTATGTGCGGTACTACAGAAGTATATTGATCAAGGTATTAGCGTAAATACTTCCTACAATCCACAGCACTATGCAGACGAAAAGATTCCAATGAGTGAGATGCTACAACATCTTATCATGTGTTACAAATATGGATTGAAGCAATTATATTATTTCAATACCTTTGATGGTCAAGGTGAAATCAATGTAGACAAGATGACTGCCGATATTCGGTTAGAAGATCAAGCAGCACAAAGCCAAGAAGATTGTGACAGTTGTGTAATTTAAGAGAGAACAATGAGCGTATTCAATATTAATAATAAAACAGATCATACCCGGGCCTTGGCATTCTTGGATGAATCTGGTGCAGCACCCATACAGCGTTATGATGTACTAAAGTATAGACAGTTTGATAAACTAACAGATAAACAGTTAGGCTTCTTTTGGCAACCACAAGAGATAGATGTACTACGTGATGCAAAAGATTTCAAGGAACTGACTGATCATGAACAACATATTTTCACAAGTAATCTTAAGCGACAAATCCTATTGGATAGTGTTCAAGGTCGTAGTCCCAATCTTGCTTTTCTGCCCCTCGCTACTATTCCTGAGCTCGAAACTTGGATTCAAACCTGGAGCTTTAACGAAACTATCCATAGCCGTAGCTATACTCATATTATTCGTAATGTTTATAGCGATCCTAGTGTTATATTTGATCAGCTGACCGAGATTCCTGAGATACTGGATTGTGCCACCGACATTAGCAAGTATTACGATGACCTAATAGACTATGCCGGTTACTATAGACTACTAGGCTATGGTGTTCATGAAGTCAACTATCAAACCGTTACCATTGACAGATACGAACTCAAAAAGAAATTGTGGTTGTGTTTGAATAGTGTAAACGCACTTGAAGGCATTAGATTCTATGTCAGCTTTGCTTGCAGTTGGGCGTTTGCAGAGTTGAAAAAGATGGAAGGTAATGCTAAAATTATCAAACTTATTGCACGAGACGAAAATGTACATTTAGGGTCCACGCAAACCCTCTTAAAATTGCTACCTCAGGATGATCCTGATTACGAGTTGATAAAACACGAAACTCGTGCAGAATGTGAACGAATGTTTTTAGCAGCAGCAACACAAGAAAAGGCCTGGGCGCATTACTTGTTCAAAGATGGAAGCATGATTGGCTTGAATGAAGTATTGTTAAGTCAGTATGTTGATTGGCTGACCTGCAAGCGTATGACAGCGGTAGGATTACAATGCCATATCAAAACAGGCAGTAATCCATTACCGTGGACACAGAAATGGATTGCCGGTGCAGAAGTACAAGTAGCACCGCAGGAAACAGAGATAAGTAGTTATGTAATTGGCGGCACAAAGCAGGACGTTGACGGCAATACATTTAAAGGGTTTAGTTTATAAAGGAGATAAAAAATGGCACTACAAAATGAATTTGTAATTACAGATAGCAATGGTGGGCGAGTAGCAAGCACTACAGTTTTTAATAATTTCAGAACTTGGATTGAGTCTTTACCCGACGAAAGAAAAACATCAGCATGGAATGTTTATACCGAACACTCAAACAGTCTAGAACAACTTGTAACCGAAAGCAAATTAGAAAGAACCGTAGACGATAATCTTATTTGGAATGTGACAGAGATTGAGCCATCTGCAGAGTTTCAAAATTTATACCAAGAATATCTAACCGCATCGGGACTCACACAAACAATTAATAGATCAAATGGATAATGTAGTAAATGATAACAGTATACTCAAAAAATAATTGCCCATTTTGTGTAAGGGCAAAACAATTGTTAGAAAGCAAAGCCGTTCCGTACACAGAAGTTAATATAGAATACGACCAAGATGCACGGCAGATGCTAGTAGATCAAGGTCTAAGAAGTGTACCACAAATCTTTCATGGATATGAATTAATCCCTGGAGGATTTGATGGTTTAAGCAAACAGTCGCAAGAATTTTTCAATAAAATCAAAGGATCGTAATGTTAATATCAAAAGGATATGACGAAGGTGATATTGTCAGTTTCAAATTGGTCACCGGAGACGAAATTGTAGCAAGAATCGTTTTGGTCACCGGGGAATATTTTGAAGTGGCCAAACCATGCACAGTGATGCCCGGTCCTCAAGGCATGGGACTTATTCAAAGTTTGTTTACTGCTGATGCAGATGCCGGTGTGAAGTTGTACAAAGAACATGTTGTTATGCATGCTCCCAGTATTGATGCTATGCAAAAACATTATATTAAAACTACTACTGGTATAGAACCTATAACCAGAGGTAGTATTATTACCTAATGTCCTATACTCTTAGTCCGTCTACGTTAGCAGCAACATCCGAGGGAACGCAAGTAAATCAAACGGTCACTATAACAGTCGGTACATTTGATCCCCCAATATCTAGTATTGCAGTTTATAAATTAGAGCACACTCAGGGAAATATTGATGTAAGTATCGGAGCCAGCTCTTTTACATTAAATGGTCAATATCTTCAAAATTGGGACCAAACAATTTTATACGAAGAATTTGGCACCAATGGTAATGCCAATGTAACTGTAAATCAGTTTTCAAAAGTTAGTAGTAATCTTAATTTTATAATTAGTTATATTGCTAATACTGCTCCGGCAACTTTAACAGCCAATTATGCGATAAGTATTAACGGTGAAGCAAATATTTTTTTAACACAACCAGTTAAAACAGGATTTACTCCAAATCAAGAAAGCTTAATTGCGGCAGTTGCGAAAGGAAAATTCTAATGCCACCAGTCACAAGAACCAATGTTGATCCCAGTACCGGGCACGGAGGTTATGTGCCTCGTCCAAGTACTCCTAACGGTAGCCCTGATGTTTTTGTAAATGGTCAAGGCGCAGTACGAGTTGGCGATGCCTGGCCGGATCACACCGATCCTGGTCCACCAGACACCCACGGTGGAAGTCAAAGTGGTGGTTCATCAACAGTTTTTGTCAATGGCAAGGCCCTGGCAAGAATCGGGGATTCAATCAGTTGCGGTGATGCTTGCGCCGCCGGCAGTGCCGATGTAATTTGCGGCTAATTGTAATTAACTACTCATATAACTTGTAAAAAACCAGAAAAACTGCTATAATATACCTATATTATGGGGTTATAGCAGTTGTTTTCTTGAAAATAACACAGTTATATAAAACTACAACCTGAATAAGGAGGAAGTAATATGAAACAATATTTGCCCGGTGTCGCAAAATTTGCGACAATCGTTTTTGGAATGTGGCTTGCCACTGCTGCCTTGGTCGCAGTGACCAAAAACAAATTTGAAGCATTGGCGGCGGAGAAGGCCGAGATGCAAAAAGTAAAAGTTGTAACATCCAATGACCGTGAGCGCCAGCTACGTTGCCTCACTCAGAACATCTATTGGGAAGCTGCCAGTGAACCTTTTGAAGGCAAAGTTGCCGTGGCTCAGGTCACCATCAATAGAGCCAACAGCGGAAATTTTCCCGGCGACATCTGTGGTGTGGTTTACCAAAAAAATGTTGTGTATGAAAAAGTGGTTTGTCAGTTCTCGTGGTACTGTGATGGTACTCATAGAGTCAAACCAATCTATCAACCACTTTATAACGAAAGTGCCGAAGTAGCAAAAAAAGTTCTTCTGGAAAACTTCCGGTTGCCCAGTCTCAAACATGCCATGTATTATCATGCTGACTATGTCAAGCCTGCCTGGGGCAAGACACCAATTGCTAAAATTGGACACCATGTGTTTTATGGTAGTTAGTAAGGTAGCAAATGCCACTTTTAAGTTCAACTCTTAGACCCAAAGCCAATATGTCAAAACTTGAAGATTTAAAGAAAATTGATTTTGATCAAATTAAAAACGGTGTAATAGAATTCTTCGCTACTCACTTCCACAGAATCAGTGCCGACACGCTGGGGTGGTTGGCTGCTATTGCGTTACACGCAGCCACCATTCCCACACTGCTGGCATTGCTGACCGGATTAACTGATAATACGCCCAGCATTGATGTTGTGATGTTTATGTGGTTGGGGTTGGTGTTATTGTTTGGTCGTGCAGTAATTCTTAAAGATATACTGAACATTGTCACAATTGGTCTAGGGTTTGTGATCCAAGCAGTACTGATGGCACTGATCCTGTTCAAGTAATCCATAAATATATTTAGAACAGGAGGCCACGATGACCAAACGTGCCGAAATAGAAATACAAGAGCTAGAGCCTGAATATCAAGACATCGGCGAAGAAGATTATGGTTTTGTCTTCGACGCCGATGGCAATTTGAAGTATGCATTTATTCCCGAAGTCCGACCTGATAAACCTCCAAAAAGTATCGCTAAAATAATGAAGATATTGGGAGTCATTGATCTAGATCAATTTGACGACGACATAACTATTCATTGACCAAAAAGATCCTTTTTGCTATACTTAGAGCATGAAAAAGGACACAGTATTTTATCTTAAATGGCTTGCTACTTTAGTAACTATTGCAGGAGCCATTTGCACCAGCATTAACATGTACCCTGAGGGCCCGGCCCTGCTTAACGTGGGCGCATTCTTGTGGCTCATTGTTTCTATAATGTGGCGGGAATGGAGCCTTATTGTTATTAATGCAACATTGTTGCTGATCTACTCAGTGGGACTTGTTGTTAAACTAGCAACATAAAAACGGTAGACCAAAAATCCCCATTTTGCTATAATATGTGTATAGTGAATAACAAGGAGCCCAAAATGAGAGAAGATCATAAGCGTATGTTTGGTATGAGTGAAGACGCAATCCGCGAGCAATACATGCAATCAATTACTGCTCGCTTGAGTGGTTTGGAGATGGTAGTTATGGGCGTATTGAGCGATGCACAAGAGTTGTTGACTATGGGTCGCGCAGAAGATGCCCGTAAACAAATGAACATTGCCAAGTTTATTCTTTGCGAAATGATGGACGCTCGGGAGCAAGCATAATGACCATGCTGAGTGCTATTTCTTTTATCGCAGCCTTGCTCACAATGCGGGCTTATTTCAAAGGTTGGAAATGGGAGGAAGTATAATGAGTATTCAACTTATTACAGACGGCCGCAATGGTCGCGGTGAGCGTGTTATTTTGTGGCGTACCGGTGAATACACTTACGAACTTGAAATTGGTTCTGGTATTAATAAAAAGAACCTTAAGTTTTATGAAACTGAATACGGTGATGCGATAGGTTATTTTGATGCAACCGTGGCTAACTATACGGAGATGGCGTAATGGATTTTGATCGCAAAGTTAATTTCGTTACCCGCACCGACGGTCGCGGTTATTGGAGCACAGTAGCAAGAAAATCTATTCGTATCAATCGTGTTGTAGTGGCTTCAGTTAGTGAAGATGGTGAGTACGGGGAATTACGTGCCTATTTTGATACTCAAGATTGGGACGTTGAAAAGGACGGCTTGATTTATTCCGATTCAACTTGGAAAAGTTCTTTTATGAGTTGTATGGCAGTATTGGATTTTAGTGTGCAAGCACTTGCGGATATCAATTACACCGAGCAGGGTATGCAAGGTGACAACTACGTGAGCTTGGATGTGGGTCGTGATTTCTTGGCAGAATGCACACCACTATACCGTTTTGCTGTTAACAAAGAAGCGGTAAATATCTAATCATGATCAAGACGAAAACACTTCCCGTAAAACGTACTAGAGCACATCGTGTTCTGTTTGAAACTGGCAGTCCGTTTCGTAGCCGCACAGTGGAAAATAAAACCCGTTATCAACGCAATACCAAACATAGGGAAAGACCGTATGACGCCTGATTACAGCCCACGTTATTACAAAAGTGTGAGTCTAAACCGTAAGCGTCACGTTGTTGATGCTATGCTTGAAGAGTTACACGATCAGTATTTTGACATGATTGAACGAGCATTGGCTCATAGCGATATGCGTCAAGCCCGCGACATAATTGAGTATGTGAGAACCCTGTAGTTCCTTTCAAAAGAGCAGCAATTTAAACCCGCCGCAGCGGGTTTCTTTTTGGCTAAATATCCTATATAGGATTGACCATGAAGATTACAGATATTATACGTAGTGTATTAGACATTATCGACGGTGCAGAAGCTACTGAAGAGCCTGTAGTTGCTATAGAAATTGCAGCCGAGCCCGAAGCAGACCTAATGGACATGCAGCGTCTGGCTGGAATACTGGCAGACCCAGAATTTGCAAATGAACCAAATGCAGTTGTTGCCCCAATGGGTGCAGCATTTCCAGCAGGTGATGATGTACATCACGCTAAAAACCCGGCAGATATTAGAACCAATGCACCTAGCATGTTTCCCGGATTTCAAGCAGGAATGAAATAATGGCCACAATAAATATCACCATTCAAAGTTTACTTAATACCGCAGTTTATGATCTGCAAACGGTAGACACCGCAGGAACCATTGGTGATTTGAAAACTGCCATGGAAACTAATTTTTCATATTCTGCAACTTGGTTTGATTTAGTATTCAATGACCATGTGTTAGATACAGCACAGACCATTGGGTCATATGGTATTGTGGAAGGTTCACAGTTGAGAATACATAACAAGATTGCTAGGTTGGCTACCAGACAACTTAGACAAGAAGCCAAGTTGGCCTTGGCTGAACTTGATAGAACAGAGTCCGGTAAAAGGCACACATTAACAATCAATGATCTTCCTACAAAATATTCTGGTGATACCGTTGTAAACAATCCCAACACTGGCGGTCTGGTACTTGGTCGTCCTTGGAGTTGATCCATGGGCGTACAGAATCCTAACAGTACCAGTTACGTTCATCCAGACGAACCCAACCTTCTAAACCTACACAAGGCCATGGTCTATAGAGACGATGAGCCGCACCTACGTGTAACTTTGGGCGGAGATAATATTACCATCACTGGTAACGTTAATCTAGTTGATACTGTGAGAATTAACAACACTGAATCACAAATGATACCCGTGTACATTGTAGGTAATGTGTTAACTGTTAATCAAGGCACAACACCCTGGTATGCCAACGCCAACGTAATCGGCAACATTTCGGGTATCACAACACTTCCAGGTATTCGCGGTAATGTCAATGTAGACAATTTCCCTAGCAACGTTTCTATTACACAAATGCCAGCTATAACAGGCAATGTGGGCGTTAGTGGCAACATTGAAATATCACGTATGCCTGCAATCAATGGTAATGTAAGCATAACACAACTTCCGGCTATAACAGGCAACGTTGGTGTATCAGGTAATGTCAGCATAACACAAATGCCTGCGGTGTCGGGCAATGTATCAATCTCACAAATGCCTGCAATCACTGGCAATGTTACGGCCACAATCACAGATATTATCACAGTAGTAGTTAATGGAGATGCAGGTGATTTGTATGCGT